CTCGTAAGTTCTCATTGTTCCTAATCCTAACATACCCATCAGTACAGGCAACATGGTCGATGTGTCAGCCTGTGGAATGTCTATGCCAAAGCCAGCGGCTATTGGAGATATGAGGAAGTTTACAAAAAATCCAGCGGTACAAGTCCAAGCGGTTGCGGGTCGCCATCCTGCTTGGAACCAGTTTCCTTTTGCTTCTGCTTTGTTGACTTCGATCTGAGCCAGTGCGATTTCCTGCGCGTGGCGTTCAGACATTGTTGCAATCTCGTGGGCGATCTTCTGCTTGGTATCCGCATCGGGTATGAACTTGTCCAGTAAGTTAGTGACAGGTGCTATAAACTTCTCGATCATTACTTCCTTCCTAACAGTCCTTGAACTGTATCTGACTCATAGATTCTTAAACCTAACCAGACTATTGTAAACAGTGATGCCACAGGGGGCAACCATGCCGCGAGTGCTAGTACCCCAGTTGATGCCGCAGCTATATCCATTACTTCCTTTGTCTCTTCGACCATGATGATTCTCGTTAGTTAGTTTATTTAGCGACCCAGCCGGTATTGCCTGTGCCAGATTCTTTTACATACAGAGTTGTTCCTGCTCCCTGTTGTGCTGTGTTGGTGTATATAGAGCCTACTGCCGCTGTGACTACAGTCTCTGGAGAACCCGCCCCACAATACCATCCGCAGCTACCATTAAATATCCCGTCATTATCTATCTTTGCTACTTCACTTCCGGCTATCTTAAAACTAACTTTAGCATTAGATGCGCCACCTGTATGAGCAGCCTCTAGTATTAGCTTGTTCGCTTGAGTTCCGACTCTTGATGAACCATTAGGTTCTTTAAACTCTACCCTAGCAAAAGTATCGTTAGATTCAAATGTTGCCACAGTGTCTTTGCCATGGAATACAGTTGGCAAGAAGTTAGAGCCTGACGCATAAGTGACTTCAACACCGGCACCAGATGGGTTGTTACCAAACACTATATTGTCAGCACCCCCAGCAATTGTTACAAACTGGTCTTCAACCTGGCTCGCCACAACATCATCGCCAGCAGTTGCACCAACAGTCAAGGTAACATTGCCACCGCCTGCGTCACCAACACCAGTTAAGGTATAGTCAGTATCAAGTACAAGCTCTTCACCGTTATTTGTTACCAGAACATTCTTTGGAGCGGCAGCCAAGAAAGTATATGCAAATACTGTCTGACCAGAAGTTGCTATGTACGCATTCTGCTGCTTGGAAATACCACCAGTGTTATACACTATAGTATTACGACGACAAGCGCCTACAAGCTCAACGCCCCCAGAGATAGTGCTGTTGGTAACTATATTCTCACTAGGAATGTACCCGCTGTCATTGGTCAGTCGAAGGGACTTAACATTCTTCCAAGATATGTTTGCCCCAATAACAGTACAGTTTGTTGCGCCATCCATTACAAAAGCAGGGACGGTGTAGGTAGAGCTTAAGAGTGGGTGTATCTTCCCCTGAAATAGGCACTTGCGGGTATTGCGGCCCCAGTACATAGCAGACCATGCAGATGCTTCACACTGGAAGTCCTTGCCGAAGTTAATGTTGTTACAGGCACTGTCAGCCTTTCTGTCAGAAAAGTAATAATCTAGCACGACAGCATATACACTGTCATCACCACTGCGCACAACACGCAAGCCAGACACATCCCCTTCCCAGCACTCACGCATTCTTAGGCTTGTTCCTTTACACCGAAAAGTGTTGACATCATCAAATTCAAAGTAGCTTAACATTGCCAGATCAAAAATGTTCTGCGTATTGGTGTAATCGCCTATAACACTAAAGCCCTGAAACAAAAGTCCAGATGGGTGAGAAGAGTTTCCGTAGCTAGTGGTGTCTCCATACGCAATAAACACATAGTCTGTTTGCGCTCCAACTACAGTAAACTTCGTTAATCCTCTGCCAGCTCCCACGATCTTCGGGGATTGTCCACCATCAACTAGCTTTAGGTAGTTAAGAATGTTGCCTGTAATTTTGTAATCGCCGGGAGGGAAGTATGCAATCAAGCCGTTTGCTACAGCGTAAGCTATACAGTTTCTAGCAGCAACAGTGTCATCAGCAACACCATCGCCTACAGCCCCATAGTCCATTACGTTAGCTTTGTCTTGTATTTCTCCTCCACCAATACTACCTGATACTCTGACAGTAGCGTCTGAATACTCAACAAGGAGCTGACTATTACTGGTAGACCACTCCCTAATGCCGCCCGCTTTACCGGCAGGATCGTAGATAGTGTGACCAACCTCAATGGGCTTTATGCCATAAGTTTCCAGGTCTGCCTTAGTCATCATTAACTTGATGGTGCAGTTGTGGTCAGGGTAGAAGTCAAAGAAGTTGCCGCTGTCTGGCGGTATCTCAAGATCAGTAAACTTCCTAAGCCCTATATAGACATAAGACTGAATGAGCTTACCCAGTGAACCATCAATCAAGGGGTTCCCATTAACACCCTGCTCACTCTGAGGGACACTGCCTATATTACATAGGGAGTTGATATGCTCAAACGTGATTGGCCTGCCCTGATAGCAAGAGAACTCACCAGTAGAGAACTTGAGAGTCTGACAGTCTAGCGTGGCCTGTCGAGTAAAGTTAAGCAACTTGTAGTGAGAGCCTTCAAGGTAGAGCTTGGCACACACGAATGTCGCACGATCCATCTCATATCCGCCAGAAGCAAAGATGAACTGAGCATCACTTACAGTAACTGGGCATACATCCTCGAATGTACCAGACGTACCAACTAATGTGGCAATCTTAGTAGTAAAGCCCTGCCCGTAAGTCTCAGCACCTTTGATCATCACCGCATCGCCAACAACCACATCTGCATCTGCACTTACTGTAAACGCTGTGCTGGTAGCTGTAGTGCTAAACGTGCCTGTAGCTATAGCCTTACCACCAGCCAAGAAAGCCTCAAGACAGTCTAGGTCGAAAGCCTTAGCGTAAGCATCTCTAGCGCACTTGTTAATTCTCATTACGCCCACAGCACAGTCATCGAAGCCATTAACGTGCAGGAAGTTCCATGCCTGATAGCATCGGATAATTTCTAGTCGGGCAAAGTATGTTCTGGTGTAGGGGAGAACTGGGCCAAACCCTTCAGCCTTTTCTGGCTGGAAGAATGCGGCGTGTAGATTGGTAACATAAAGACTCTCGAAGTATCCGTTGAGCGCCTGAACTGGGCCTGTGCCGTCCTGCTGGGCAATGGCGATTAGGTTAGGGATGTACTTTACTTCCCCGCCCATAATGGTTGTAGGGCCAACAGAAGTAAGAATAAACCTGCCTTGGAAAGAAGAGTAAGCCATACCGTCAATGTCAAACAGTACAGTATAGTTACCACCATCTGGGTTAGTCTGTACTTCCCCAGATCGCCCTGTAATCTCTGTGTAGTTGCCGGTGTTTCTGGCTCTAAACCCACCGCCTGTTCCGCACAGTAAAGTAATTGGTACACCAAATGCAATGGTACTGCCCACATTGTAAACCTTGTCTTCCAGGTCTATAGTGCCGCCACCGTTTGCTTTAACGTAAGCGACCATGGCTTGAATAGCAGCGTCATCATCTGATCCATCACCCAATGCACCAAACTGTGCAGGGGTAATGATGTCTTCATTGATTGGTGTGCCTGTGTCTGCAACTGGAAGTCCTTGAGCATTAAACTTTAGAAACTTGTTTGCTCTTGAACCTGCAACTGGCAGTGTCATATCTACAGATGGGTCGTAATCCTTTAGCCCAATAGACCTAGCGATGTCGGTCTGCAACTGATTCATGGCTATGTAGCCCTTGTCAAAGTCGCCATTAACATCGGACGCTAAGAAGTCGCCAGCATTCTGGTACTCAGTAGTTCGATCAATAGGCATTGCCAAGAATAAACTAATGTTATCTCCAGCAGAAGCAGAAGACAAAAGAGTTACATCACCACCACCAGCTACACCAGCACTTGATACAGTGTAATCATTATTAATGGTCAGCAATGTGCCATTTTTCATTACCTTTATATCGGTAGCAAGAAGAATCTGGAATGTATAATTAAATACAGTTTGCCCAGAAGTAGCAACGTAGTCATTTCTGGTGGTAGCGCCAGTTACAGGCATTCTTATTCCTCAACGACTTTAATTATTCCCAGCGCAGCTAATGCCGCGGTAGGCTTTATACCCTGATCTGTTTCAATGGCAAATGTTAAACCACTGTCAACAAGAGCGTCAAAGTAGTCTTGAGGAAAATTCCCAGAGCTTACCCAGTATTTTCTTAATCCTTTTTTAAACAAGCTCGTAAACATTTCTGTAGACGTTAAGTCCTGAGCAGCAGCTTGGTTTTTGTTAGCGACAACGATGGTTGCGAATACACTCATTAGATAGACACCCCTGTTTTACTTGCAATGTATTTTTCAGTAGATGCAATTTCATTAGCGTTAGACAAAACGCCTCTAACAATCATGCCATAGATTCTTCCGTCTAACTGAAGTCCGGCGGCGTTGTTTCTAGCACCAACATTTAAAACATGGTTTCCGTAGTTGCCTGTTCCTTGAGATGCCCCTGCTGATGCCTCTTGAGAACCATCAATTCTAAGAATATTGGTGCTACTACTTATGTCGCTCAGACCTGTTACAACGCTTGTTATTGGAGGTACATACGGACTGGCATTAGCGTTTGATACCGATGTTCCCTTTGAAGAGTATCTCCAAATATCGCCGTTAATAGAGGCTTGTCTAAATGTGCCAGTATTATTGCCAAGGTTTGCTGATAGCTCTGCTAAAACGGCTACTTCATCGGCTTCTTTTCTTGCACCTGTAAATACAGACATAGAATCTGTACCAGTAAAGTCAATAGCCGCTGCTTGTAATCCGTCATCAATACCATCAAATTCTAAGTAGTACAGTCCACTAGCAAGCCTCAAAGTAGGACACTTTGTTTCTGTTGTTTGGATAAGGTGATTACCGTTTCCAGACTTATCAAGAATCTTTCCAACTGGGCCATCTACAGAAGCAGGAGTAGTGCCATCCTGCTCAAACAAGGTAGTCAGATCAGAGGGGTCATACCAGCCACCCTCTTCCCCATTAGCAAACAAAGCCGAAGGACTGAACCCTCGACTCCCCATGACTGCTCTTTTAAATAAGGTAGCGCCAATGCCAATCATTTAAGACACCAGTGCGTGTATGCCTGTTGCAGTAGTGCCAGTAGCAAATACTCGTTTCGCAGAGCAAATCAAGTAAAAGTTGTCTGGGACAGTAACGGTGCGGGCCTCACCACGAGCAGTAGTAAACTTAACGTCACCGCCAGTAGTAATGTATAGGCCAATAGCTACAATGCCATCTGGGAAAAGATTGGTATCGTGTGGAGTAATGGGGAGCATATCCACTACTGCGCCTGTAAGGTTTGAACCTACACCTTTGAATGGGTTGTTGGTTGTAATTGACATAATAATTTCCTGTTTGAATTGGGTTGATTATACTAAAAATTGGTTAAAAAATATACAGCTACTCGGCTAATCTTTCGA